TATCTACGAAATTTTCTAGATACTTTACTTGTATCTCGGTTCCACCAAATGGTTTTTGCATTATTTAGTTTTACCAAAAACCTGTAAAGATGCAACCTCAATACCCACATCCTGTCGAAAGTCATCAGCAGTAGTGTCAGTATTGGGATCAGCAACATCAGCATCAAAATCAGCTTTGGTAGCATATACTTTTTCTGTTCTTTTGTTTTTTATTGTTTCTACCACTTTAGCTGGTAATACTGGAACTTCTTCTCCATTTATAATAACTGTTTTTGTCATCCTCGTCCTTGTCGGTTATATTTCTTTATACTACGTTTTTCGTTTTTATTCAACCGCTTCTTGTGACGTCTTGGACGTTTTCTAGGCTTTGGCCTAGGTTCATAGTGAACAAATTTTTGTTTAGCCATTTTCCTGCGATCTATTTATAAGTGCATAAGAAATAACGCCTTTAACAACGTTTGCTACGTCTGCTTGAGCTTTAATCCCATCGCTTTCTTCTAATACTAAAACTTGCCCTGCAGCTTGAGCAGTTTCGTCTGCTACCATATTTTTATGAAAAAATTCATAATCGGTAGCAGCGGAGTTATCTGTTAAATACATCTCTACTAAATTATTACTATTATGTTCATTAGTAACTGCAATATTTTTTACCAACGCTCTTGAGGAAGCATCAATTGTAAGTATTGTAGTTAAATTAGTTGTGTTTAAAATAAAACCTTGATTTTTATATTGTATTGTCATGATAAAAAGAAATTAAATGCATCTTGATCATTTTTCAAGTCTTGTTGATAAGATGTGTTAAGTTGATTTTCAACAGTCTCTAATGCTTGGTTAATTTGTCTAAAACCTTCTGGAGTATATTCTTCAGGTGGTTCTGGTACATATACGTTTATTTTAGCCATTATCTTCTTCCATCTTGGTTTACATCTGCTCTAAAGGTTCCAAATCTCCATGTTTCATCTGTTGAAGTATTAGCTACTTTTAAACTAGCTAATCGTCCTCGAGCTCTTGTATCTATTTTAGTTGTACTAGAGTTTATCGTAAAAGGTCCTAATTGTGAAGATGTCCCTGTTTGAATAGGGAAATCTTTTAAAAAAATAGTTACTTGTGCATTTCCTTGTAGGTTTTTAAAATCTGGTAAAAATCTAGATATTCTTAATAGATATTCACCGTCTCCATCTGTTGGTAAATCAAAATCTCCAGACTGAATGTATGCTGCAATAGCTGTTTCACTACCATCTAATGCAATTTTATTTGTTCCAATCTCATGTGCAAAATAAGTACTTGCACCGAAAGTATTAGTAGCACCACTTAGATTATCAACTGTAGGAGTGCCTGTTGGATTATATTCAGTAGCATAGGGATTATCGTACGTAGAAGCGTCAGCATAGGTGCTTCTAGCTAATGTCATTACTGACCAAGTGTTTTCTACATAGTTATATATAACTGATCTATTATTTTGTACCGCTGGACTATTTAAAGGTTTGCCTGAAGGATAAAACCAAACGATTTCATTAAATAAAGAATTATGGGATGCATATATAATTTCGTTAGATGCATAATTAATACCAATATTATTTCCAGTAGTACTAAATACAAAATCTTCTACTAAAGATGGAAGTAATTTAACTGTACCATCAAACTTAAAAAAACCTCCACCTGTGCCCATCCAAAATACTTGACCATCTGCATACACAACAGCATGCTGTCCAATACATCCACAGTTAGAACCTACCTGTCTAATAGAGAATGTAAATGGTGGACCTACAAACTGCATTGTATAAGCAGCTTGATCGGTTAAAATTAAATTATAGTCTTTACCAGAAACCGCAGCTACAATTTTATTACCTGTATCAAGTCTAAATGTACCAGCAGTATTTACTGAAGTAGGTTCATATACATTGTAATTTTCTTGATCACTAAACCTAATAAACATAGGGTCTTGTGTAGAAGTAGTTCCAATAGTTGTTTCTGTTCCAAAATGAACTACGTGTCTATCTCGATCAGATACAATAGTTAGTCTAGATGCAGTTGGTGCACCTGTCATTAAAGTTGCCCTAGTTTCTAATTGAGGACTTGTTGTCCCTGGATCCCATATAAATGTTTTACTGTCTTTAATAGTCGCTATTAATTGTTGTCCAAAGTTATCTAAACTCCAGTTACCAGGATCAAGAATAACGCTTGAGGATGTACTACCTGCTCCCCATTCATCAGAACCCCAAGTATCTGTTCCCCAACCATAACCATAGGTTTGAATAGTTGGTCCAATTTCTTCATAAGGGTTTATACTAGCAGAGCCACCACCTGACATAGGTGTCCCTGTTTCAGTTGTTTTCATTTGTATTGTAAAGGTTCCTGTTGTTGGAACGGTCAAAATTTCAAAAGTATAATTTTCAAAGTCAGATGCAGTGAAAGAAGATGTACCTGGTATAGTTACACTTGTAAAAGTTATATATTCACCAACCTCTAAACCGTGTGTAGTTTTATTTACAGTAACTATGTTTGAGCTGGAAGTTGAATCAAAATTAACACCAGTTATAGCTGTATCTAATGGAGTAATATCATAAAATTTATCTTCATAATAAATATATAAAGCTTTAGACGTACCTATCGCTGCATATTTTCTACCCTCTAAATCATTCCAAGTGTGCTGGGCTCTAGCAGGACCTGCTATTGTTTGCTGTCCGATGGCCGTGAACCCTCCTATTTTTTCAGGTTGACCATATCTAAATCTTACAAAATCACTATCAATCCATTGTCCTTCCGCACCTGAAGGAGTATCTGCTTTATTTATACCTGGTCTAATTTGTACGTTTGTTAATGGCATAATATTATGTTTGTATTGGGTATCGTATTACGACTAACCCTGGGTTTCCATTTGTTTGGGAAGGAGGAAATCCTCCGCCTCCTCCATAACCATAATTACTTGTATTATATCCTGTATTATTTCCTGGTACACGAAGGTTTCCATTAGTAACCGAAGAACCGAGAGAAGTTCCTCCACCAGCTCCACCGCCACCTTGATTGTCTGTACCAGGGTTTCCTCCAGCACCACCACCATTGACACCACCACCTCCGCCACCTCCAGCAGATTGATCTCCTCCAGCATCATTAGTTAAACCATTTGTTGTTCCAGAAGCTCCAGCAGTTCCTCCTGAAGCACCTTGAGGAGAAGGAGTTCCATTTTGACCTCCACCGCCACCATTACCTGCAGAGTATCCTAAAGCAGCTCTTTCTACACCGCCACCGCCACCGCCTCCAGCAGCTACAATTAAACCTGTTGTTCCTCTTATTAAAGCAGAAGCACCGCCACCTCCACCTCCCCCTTGGGAGAATCCAGAAGGCCCTGGAGCGTTTCCTCTTCCTCCATAATAATATTGTGTTCCACTAATTGTAATTCCCGATCCACCTGCTCCAGCAGAGCCTCCTGTTCCGCCTCCACCAACACAAACAGATAATGTTTCAGAACTCACTGAAAGTGAAGAATTAGTAGCATATGCTCCACCACCGCCATCTCCACCATTTCTACCAGGATCTAAACCACCTGGAGGATTGTATCCACCTATTCCTGCTCCACCTCCCCACATAAATACTTCTATAGTTGCTGTTGGAGGTGCACTAGATATAACAAAAGAACCAGTAGAAGTAAAAGTATGTACTCGATAAGGAACTCCTCCAATCGTAGTGTCCGATATACTTCCACCCGTTGCTTGAATAAAAGAATAGTAAACAGGTTTCCAAACTCCACTTACTTTAGCATAACCAGTAACTACCTCTCTCCAAGTTCCTGATACTTTAGCTTTAATCGTAGTTATGTTTCTAAAAGTTCCTGATGCTTTACCATAGGTATTAGCCATGGGGCCTCCTATGTATATTTAAACCAGATATCTCCATCACTGCCTCCAGATGGATCACTAGTACTGATTGTAAATTTTCTTTGAAGTTTATCTGCAGTAACTGCATTATTAACTATTTTAGCTGTAGAAACTGCATCATTAACTATTTGTGCAGTATTAATAGCATTATCTGCAACTTTAGCATTAGTCACAGCGTCGTCTACCATTTCTGCCGTATCAACTGCATCGTTTGCTAATTTTGCATTTGTAATAGAGTTATCCTCGATTTGAGCTGTGCCGATTGTTCCACCTAAAGTGTTTAATGCAACTTCATTAACATTGGTTCCATCTGA